GTCGTTACGTACGCCGGCGCTCCGACAGAGCGAACTAGCGCGCCGTTTCCGTTCAAGATAGCCAGCGCGGTACCGGCTACGATCACGTCAGTCGACGGCTCGGATACGATCTACGATACCTACGTAGGTATGACACTAAACGGGTCGTTATTTACGCAGCCCGGTACGTTCCAGCTTTGGTACGCGGACGGGCCCGTATTCGCCACGGCAACAAAAGTTCTTCAGACTACGGGAACCGTAACAGCAACGACCGCGGCCTGGCCGGCTCTGATTCAAGGGAGCATAGACCCGACGGGGAGCACGTACCTGTTCGTCGTTACGGACGCAGGCGGAGCGAACGAGCAAGTAAGCATTGCTTACTTGCTAACTGTCCTTACGTCGGAGTCCGCTACGTTCATAACGTTTACGGGAGACGCTAACTCCGGCTTTCTTGGCCCGGTTCTAGGAGACTCCGCCCCGGAGCCGAGCCTCGCCGTCTCGATACTCAGAGATCATATGTGCTGGACGGGCCTCGGTGTTTGGTACTACGCCCGCGACTTTTTCAAGTACCCGACGCCTTCGCCGAATCTAAACGTTACGGGAGGCTACACCGGACCGTTGACAGGGTCACAGGCTATCGAGCTAACTACACTGCCGTCGACCTCTGCGTCGAAGCTTCGGAATAACGAGCTCTTGAACATGTTCACGGAGGCCGCGCGTTACACGTTCTCCGTTGGACTATGGATAAACGTTGCCAACGTCGACGCCGGAGTAGACGCGCTCTCTATATTCAAGTTAGTAGCGAACACGGGTACCAGTTACCTAGAGGTCAAGATAACTCGAGACGGCGCTAGTAAGTTCGTGGTCTCAGCCGTAAGTGACAACGCCGGCACCGTCCAAACGAAGACGAACACGATGCCGATCGTAGACGCTACGCTTATGAACGGCTACGCGTTCGTCGTATGCAAGTTCAAGTACGGGTCAACCCCGCGGTTTACGATAAACGTAGGAGGATCCGAGACAACGTTCACCGGCACGGATCCTTACGTAGGGCTACACAATATAACGGAGATAGCCTCTTCGATCTCTACGGCCCTGTCCGACCCGGTACCGACCGGCGTACGGCTATCGCAGATCTTCTACGGCTTCAAAGACCTGACTACAGCGAACATCACGACGCTCCGAACGTCAGGAACACTCGCGACTTTCGAGACGAACCTTCGCAGTTTGTTCGGAACGGCCGGCCCTATTCACTACTATCGGACTAACGACAAAGTACCGGATCGTTTCGTGCATAATCACGCTGGGTCTATCGGACAGCGAGGCGAAGCCATCGGAGGAACATTCACTCGCGGGATCCTAGTAGGAACCTACGGAGGGCTCGCCGCCTATACCATGCGGTTCCAAGCGGGTTGCGTAGGCGACGCTCCAGTGGGGGCTTCGTTCGCCACGTACGGCGCGACGATGGTAGGGCATTTTCGCTTTGTCGGAGCCTCCGGCGATACGGGAACGCTCATGATGCTGCAGGCGGCTAACGGGGCGACCTTCAAGCTTTCCAAGACTACGCCGGGAGGCGGTCCGAACGAAGCGAACGGGCGCCTTCGTGTGATTGTAGAATCGTCGCCGGGCGTATACGTAACGGACGAGACGATCTCTAGTCCGGTGTCAGACCCGTTCAACGGGCTTTTCCACACGCTGGCCGTAACAACCGGATCGACTCCGTCGACTTGGAAAGTAACGATGAACGGAGTTACGATCTGGACCACGGCCCTAGGATCGATCCCTGCTTGGCACGGGAACTCCTACACGCTTTTCCGTCAAGGCGGAGTCGATGTCGACGCGCATAGTGTAGGCTATCAGAACTCCTACGACGCGACCGCGCACAGTACGTGGCACACGTGGTCAAGCGTTTATGATCTCCTGCTTTATATGCAAAACAACGGGTACAAAGGAGCGTTCTGGAATCAGAACGTGCGCGCGAATGATTGAAGAAGCTAAATCCATAGACCCGATCTACCAAATCTTGATCGCCGTTCTTAGCACGGGAGGGTCCGGTGCGGCCGTGATTCATCTTGTTCGGGAGTGGCTCAAATCGCGAAGGGGCGTCGCTATGGACGTAGGGTTCCAAGCGATCACGGCGGTTTGGCACCAGCTTCAATCGCTAAGCTTGGCAATAGCCGCGGAGCGGATCATGATTCTGAAGAGCGAGAACGGGGGAGGTCTTCCCGCTCCGGGAAGCGTGATCCAAAGTTCGTGCATCTTCGAGACGTTCTCGAAGGCCCTACCTAGCGTTTGCGGATCTTGGCAAAAGGTCGTGCTAGACGCCGCGTATAGCGAAGCGCTCACGATGATCTCGGCGCGAGATAATGGATGGTACTGGAAGCAATCGAGCGAGCTCCCTGAAGACTGCGCTCTACGCACCTTGACCGGTGAAGGTGTTTTGATCGGGATGGCCCGTATATGCAAGACTAAGTCCGCCCTGTGGTATTTGGCCGTCAACTTCGCCGACAAGCCGGAGGTAAGCCAAAAGACGCGAAACAAGATTATCGCGTCGCTCTATCAGCTTCGCACGTTGTTCGAGCGCCACCACACGATCATAACAAGAGAAGCTCAATAATGGCCACGTCCCTCGCTCAATTCCAAAACAGAATGGTACATATCAAAAACGTCAAGAAAAACCGACTTCGTCGAGTCGTGAACCTCGAAGACGGCCGCGTACTCCTGATAAACGCAGCCACGTTCGATCCGAACCTTCACGGCGAGCCGGAGGCTGAAGACGAAGCCGCTGCCCGGCAAGCGGCGGCTGTCGGCTCAAAGCAGCGCGAGGCCTTACGCATCCGAGCTACGCAGAATAGCTCGCAAAGCCTCGAAGAGCTCGCCGTGATGACGATGGAAGCGCTCAAGGATACGCCGGAGTTTAGGCGGAGCTCCGAGCGACAAAGGAAGCGCGTCGGCGGCGACAAAGACAAGGTGATCGAGCTCATCTTATCTATGAGGAAAGGGTGAAGGCTAGACCGTGATCATTGCGACGGCCTCCTCCGCTGCGGCGAATAGCTACGTCTCCATTGAGGAAGCCTCCCTCCTCCTAGGGGATCGGCTATACACGGACGCGTGGGACGGCCTATCCGGTGTTCCTTCTGCCCTCGGTTGGACTCTCGCTGGGCCGGCTTCGGCGGCGGCGACTACCGTCAACATTTCCGGAGGTTTTGGAGTGTTCACGGTCGGGACCGTTATTCAATTCGCCGGGGATACGACGTACTATAGTATAACCGATATAACGGACCCAGCGAATCCAATCTTCGCGCCCGGCCTATCTGGCTCACTATCCGCCGGCGTTGCCGTTTCGCGTGTGACGAACTCAGCCAAAGAAAAGGCGCTCATTCAAGCAACGAATACGCTGGATAGCGCGATCATTTGGGACGGGACGATCGCCTCCACAACCCAGCCGCTTCGGTGGCCGCGGCACTCCGTAACGGATTGCGACGGAGTGCAACTCTGCTCCGATTGCTTCCCCACCGTACTCAAGCGCGTAACGACGGAGACTGCCCTCGCCCTCGCTACGCGTGATCTTTCCGGGACTCCCGGAGTCCTAGGGCTTGGTATCTCTCGAGCCAAGGTGGCGGAGATCGAAGTCGAAATGGACGCTTCGATGGTCGTGTCGCAGCTTCCGTCGGCCATTCGTGACATGGTCGCGTGCATCGGAACGCCTAGACGGACGCAGGGCGATCGTACGGTTCGCACTGTACCGACTTGAGTGGCATGCTCTAGGTATGGGCCTACTCGACTCGTCTATGCGAAACGTCGCGTCGACTTTGGTGAATCTCTTCACCGACGACGCGCTATTATTCAAGACGTCGAAATCCGTCTATAACGAATTGACGGGCGTCGACGTCGTCACGGTTACGAGCGTATCCGTGAAGGCTTCGCCTCCGTACGCGTTCGAAGAGAAATACTTCGCGGGAGATTCCACACTTCTTCGATCCGACCTAAAGGTGATCCTAGCCTCGCTAGACGTAGAGGCCGCTGGGCTTACGTTCGACCCGGAAGATGCTACGGAGCGATTCTGCACACGCAAGGGGAAGACGTATCGCGTGATCGTAGTTCGTCCTATAAACTCAGGCGACGAAGAGGCAGCCGTCGTTCTCGCGTTGCGTAGGTGACTTTATGGCACGGTCAAAGGCATTCATAGACGACGTCCAAAAGTTCTCGAAGAAGGTCGGGCTTTCGACAGGAACCGTTGTCCGAAAGCTCTCGCTCGACGCGCTTGGCGGCATGATGCGGAGGACACCGGTAGACACGGGACGACTACGCGCCTCCTGGCGAGTGAGCCTAAACTCTCCGGATACGTCCGTAGCTCCGGAGGGCGCCGCGGGGTCCGGTGGAGGCGATGCCTCCGGGTCGGAGCTCGCCGACGCAACGGCTAAGCTAGGGGCCTTTAAGCTAGGCGACAGCGTGCACATTTCGAACTCGCTCGAGTACGCGGAGTTTGTCGAAGAGGATGCTCACATGTTCGCGGACACTCTCACGGAACTCGAAGAACTTGTGGGCCGAGCGGCCCGGAGAAAGTAACACCATGGCACTTGATCTATCAGCCGTCCGTCTCGCCCTTCGTACTCACCTGCTTACGACCGTCGGCGGCTTGCCGGCGCTTCGTGAATGGGAAAACAGGACCTTTGTCGCTCCGAGCCCTAACGGAGAAAACTGGGTCCGAGAGTTCAATTCGATCGTCTCGGAAGTCGTCGTAGCAACGAATACGCTTCGACATATTGGAAACTATAGAGTGCAGCTCGTCTATCCGCTAGGTAGCGGAACGGAGGCGATAGAAGGCCTTAGCGGTGAGATAGCGGCGGCCTTTCATCCTGGGCTTAGCTTGATAGCCTCGCCGACTTGTCCGGTTCAGGTGTTTCGGTCGGAAAGATCGTCTCTTACTTCGTCTTCCGTGCAAAGCTGGTATGCTCTAACCGTTACCGTGAGCTGGATAGCTCACACTTCGACCGTTTAGGAGCCTACCATGTCTTGTCCTACAATCGCCTCCGGAGTTCTTGCCCACGTCTCGCTTGTCGAGCAGGCCGTTTGCGGCGTGACGCCGCCCGGCGTCCTTGCTCCTACCGCCGTCGCTATTACGGTAGGGGCGTCAACCGGGATCCTTACTCGAACAGGAGGGTCGTTCATAACGGACGGCTACCTGGTCGAACAACAGATCTTGATCACGGGTTCGGCAAACGACGAGACTAACGGATACTGGCGAATCGTATCCGTTTCGGCGCTCGTCGTTACCGTGACGGACCCGCTGTCTGAGCTTGTCGCGGAGCCGTCCGGCGCGAGTATTCAAATCGCGCTCGAGGGCCTGCTTGCCTCCGCGCGGAATATCAATCTCGAGCGTGACGAACTCACGACTTCGATCGTATCCCCGGATCGACAAGTCGGATCAGCGCGGCACGGACTAAACCGAGTCACGGGTTCGCTAGGTTATGAGCTTTCACTAGTCGCTGTTGATTCGTTGATCCGCGCGGCTATGTCGAGCGAGTGGACTACGCCGACGATCGGGTCAACTGGAACGCTCACGCTCACGAACACCAGCACGACGGATCACACCGCGGAACTTACCCGCGGATCCGGCTCTTGGATTACGGACGGCATTCGACCCGGAGATGTCCTACTTGCCTCCGGCTCCGGCTCCGCCGAAAACGATCGTTATTGGCTTGTCATATCCGTTGACAATGCTACAGATCTCACGCTCGCGGATCCAACAAACTCCACTCCCGCGGACACGTTAGGAGCTATCGAGTACCCGGGCCGTCGGATCGACGTCGGTACGACCCTTCGCACGTTCGACGTGCAGCGGGCATTTCCGGATATCTCGGCTTATCAATACTTCCACACAGTCGCCGTCGGAGCTATGCAGCTCACGGCTAACCCGGACAGTCCGGTTAGCGGGTCGTTCGAGATGATCGGAGCCTCCGCGGAGGCCATACAAGCTTCACCGCTTGGCGGGTCTGCTCCGTCTACCGTTCCGACGACTGACTTTTTCGCGGCGTTCGACGGGTACCTGTACGAAGCAGGAGAGTTTAACGGAGTGGTCACGTCGATCGACTTCACACTTTCGAACAACCGATCGCTGCAAGGCGTAGTCGGTTCGAAGTACTCGCCGAAAGTATTCGACGGGCAGGGCTTGGTCGAAGGTACGATCTCGGTGATGTTTACCGGAGCGGGCATGTACAACCGCTTCTTCAACGAAGAGCAAACGAACATGACTCTGTTCATGGCCGCTCCCGGAGCCGCCGGCTTCGTCGCCTTCACGATCCCGGGGCTGAAATACATGGGCGCTACGATGGATCCCCCGTCGGAAGGGCCCGTCATTCAAGAGATGTCGTTCAAGGGACTTGCCGTTCCCGTCAACCTCGGAGCTGGGCTATCAGCGCGGACTTCGCTCACGTTTCAGATCAGCAACGCGGTCTCCGACGAGCGCGTGCTACCGTAGCAGACGGAGTGACGTCTAAGTTAGGCGTCCCTATCAGCTATGGATCTCTCGTCATTCAAATCGATCGCCACGTCCGTCGCGTTCCTTCAAGTCGAAGGGCCCGACGGCGTTCCTCTTACGTACACGGCACCGGACGGATCAACACTTCCTTGTCGGATCGGCTTACTCTCACAGGACTCCGCCGAATACGTTCGCGTATCTAAAGACCAAGTCACGGCTATGGGCGCGAAGCTTGGCAAGCGCGGTCAAGCGACCATCACAGGAGACTCCGCCGAGAAAGATAAGATCGATCTTCTCGTCGCCGTGACGAAATCCTGGGAAGGATTCGACGACGACGGAAAGCCGTACGAGTTCAACAAGAAAAACTGCCGTGCGCTCTATGAGCGTTACGGCTTCATTCGCGATCAAGTGCACGACTTCGTGCACACGCGGGGAAACTTCTTAGCTGGCAACTAGAGGAGCTCCGCGCTTTCGCCAGCGAATATCTCAAGCGGCACGGAACAAAGAAGCGAGGCAAGACTTCGAAAGCGGCGCACGTAGCCAAGGGGCTCGCCTCGCTTGGCCTGGCGCCGGAGGAAGAAGACGAAGACGACGTCCCTCCGGAGTTTGCCTGGATTTGGAGCGTTTTTCTAAAGCTCTCGCGCGTTCGAGGGCTAGCCGAGTCCGTCGGATACCTTCCGATCTCGTATACTGAAATCTATCATTGGTCAATGCTTCACGAAGTCTATCTAACGCACTTCGATCTAAGTGCGATTAGCGAGCTCGACGAAGTATGGCTAGAGTGGTCCAGGGAAAAGTAAATGGCCGATATCGCTGAACTGGACCTAGTTATCAACACGAAGGACACGACTAAAGCCACGGCGGCTTTAGGGAAGTTCGAGAAGTCGGCCAAGGGGGCGGCAGCGGGAGCCGACGCGCTCGCGACGAAGACCGTAGGCCTTGGAGGCGCGATGTCCTTCGCGCTCAAGCAAGCCGGAGCCCTTGCCATCGCGTCGGCTGGGCTATTCGCCGCCGGTGCGGGCGTCAAGGCGATCGCCGACTTTGACCAGGCCATGGCCACGCTCTCGGGAACGATCGTGCACACGGCTGCGGACATGGCGGAGCTTCGAGCGCAAGCGAAGCAGCTTGGCTCGTCGACTCGCTTCTCAGCTGGTCAAGCCGCGGAGGCCCAGCTCGAGCTAGCTCGAGCGGGCTTGAGCGTAAACGGCGTTCTGGCTACGGCCCCGAAAGTCTTGAACCTCGCCACCGCCGCGAATCTTGAGCTCGGAGCGTCGGCGTTGATCGTCACGACGGCCATGGCTCAATTCAGCCTGAAGACGGATCAGGCGGGCCGGATAACCGACGTATTCGTGAAGGCGGCAAACTCCGCCGCGACGACGGTCCCGGAGGTCGCCGCCGCGATGGCAAACGTTGGCGTGATCTCAGCGCAGACGGGCAAATCGCTCGAGCAAACGACGGCCGCGATCGCGCTTCTTCAGGATAACGGGATCAAGGGAGCGGCGGCCGGGACGGCCCTTCGCTCGTCTATGGCCGGGCTTCTCAACCCGTCCAAGGAAGCGGCCGGTATCCTCGACCAACTCGCTAAGCGCGTAGGAGCGTCCGCGTCAGACTTCGACATCGCGAAGCATTCATTCACGGAGGTTTTCGGACTCCTGGGCAAGGCCGGGGCGTCCACCGGTGACCTAACGAAGATCTTTGGTACCGAGGGCTTTTCCGCGGCGGCTATCCTAGCCGGAGCTCCGGAGCGGCTGCAGCTCATCGAAGACGCCTTGAATGGGAGCGAAGGCGCGGCCGAAGAGCTTGCGAAGATCATGGCGGATACGTTGCCAGGGGCTTTCGACTCGCTGAAGTCGGCGATCGAAGCGGCATTCATCGAAGCAGGCGACGCCGGACTTCTCGGAGTCTTCAAGGACATTTTGCAAGTATCCGCGGAGGTTATCCGCAACTTGGCCGGACTTACCTCCGGTACGGATAGCCTGTCGACCACGGCCAACGCCCTTGCCAATGCGATTCGAGCCGTCTCCGTTGGCTTAGCCACCTTCGCCGCCCTCGCGTCCGCGCAGAAAGCTATCGCCTTCGCGAAGGGTATTGGCGGAGTCACGAAGGCGTTTAAGCTATTCTCGGCGGCCGTGGCCGCGAACCCGCTGCTAGCGGTCGCTACCGTTGTATCGCTTCTCGTGTTCGCGTTGATCGAACTGTCGGAGGAGTTCGTAACCGTAGGAGGCGAAAGCGTTCGAATCGGGAACTTGATCAAGGCGACTTGGGACGTCGTCGTCGCCGGACTTACGCAGGTATGGAATGACTTCACTGAAGCTTTCGCTGGCCCGTTGGCTGAAATGAAGGAGGCTTTCGAAGAAGCCTGGAACTCGACGGTAAAGTTCTTCAAAGATATATGGGAGTCCGTAGTCTCCGCCTTTAGCGGCGGAACGAATGACATGGATTCGAAATGGAAGACGATCCTTAGGGATATGCTTACAGTTTGGAAGTCCGTCTCAAATAAGATAATCGGTATTTACGTTTCGATCTTCACCACGGCGGTGAAGATATTCGAACGGCTAGGCGCTACCTGGGCATCCGTGTTTGAGATAGACACCTCCGACTTGCGCGGATCAGCCGAGCGGATCAAGGCAGCCGTGCTCGCGAACTATGACCTGTCGTCTATTTTCGACGACACGCGGAAGACGTTCTCCGACAACTTCCAGCGCGACTTTATAGGCGATGGCATAGAGCTGGGCGCGAAACTTGGATCGGCTATCTCGACTTCGTTTGGGAAGGCTCTGAAGTCGGATCTAATCACGGAGATCAAGTCTCGAGCGATTGAGCTTCAGAAAGCGGAAGACCTTCTAAACGCCAAAAGGAAAGGAGAGTCCGTCGGGAAGCAAGGGGCGAAGTCGACGGGAGGCGAGAGCACGGCCAAGGCGGCTGAAGACGCGGCCAAGGCCGCGGCCAAGGCCGCGGACGCTTTGCGTAACGTCGTCGAAGGCTTGCGACTTCAGAGAGACTTGGCCGGCGTGTCCGACGAAGAGAAGGAACGTGTCGCCGTTCTAAACAAGGTCGTTGAATTGACGAAGGAAGCTCTAGGCGTAAAAGGCGACCTCATTTCGCAAGAGCAAGCCGATCGAATAATCGCAGTAAAAGACGCGGCCTCGGCTTTGTTCAAGGAAGTGAAGGACGCCGAAGCGTTCGCGGATCTAGAGACGAAAGGGAACGCCGCTCTCGATTCGATAGTCTCTTCAGTCGAGACGGCTCGAGAGAGTATCAAAGACGCGTTCTCCTCCGGACTTGCGCGAGAGATTCTCGACGTACGTCGCGAGTTTGCCGAACAGCTCAAGGACGAGAACAAGCTACTCGACGAGCAAGTTCGATTAGGGCAGATCACGATCGACCAAGCGCTCGAGCGAAGCGAGTCGGCCGACCTTGCGCTAGAGCAACTTGCGAAGGCCCGCGTCGCCTCCGGAGCGTTTGAGAATATCCTAAACTTGATCGCTGATTTCAACGACGATTTACAAGGCTCTATAGATAACGCTATCAATAGCCTAACGAAGCCGGAGTTCTTTTCGAGGATCGACGCGATAGCGCAAAGTCTATCCGTACCGCTCGAGCAAGCGGCGGAGGAGATCAACAAACTCGCGGAGGCCGGAGCTATCACGTCGGAGGCTTACGTAGCTTCGATGAAAGTGATCGAAGAGGCCACGCAGCAAGCGGCCGTATTCGCTAACGACGTCGTGATCTTGGAAAAGGTACGCGAACTCGCGCAGGGCGTGTCGAGCGCGATAGGATCTTCGCTGAAGTCGCTCGTACTCGGAACGGCAACGGCCCAGGAAGCCGCGCTTGCTCTCGTGAATACGTTGACGGACTTGCTCCTAACGAAGGTCATTATCGAGCCGTTCGTTGAACTCCTATCGGCCGGGATTACGAAAGCCTTCGCTTCCGCCTCGAGTCTCGCGTCGGACGCCTCCGGAGCGGCAACGGTCGCAGCCGGAGGGGTACAAGCCGCAGCCGCGCTTACTACGGGGGCGGCCACTTCCGCGGCGACGCTATCGGCCTCCGGCGCGGCCGTCAGCGCGTCTATGATAGCCGGAGCCACGGCGGCCGCGCAGATCATGACGGCCGCCGCCGCGGCCTCTAGCCTCTCCTCCGTCGGCGGGCTGGCGGCAAACGGGGCGGTTTACTCTCGAGGGGTCATGGCGTTCGCGGCGGGCGGCGTACTAGCCAACGCCTCGCCGATGACTGCCGGAGCTTCGAGCGCTAACGGCATTCTTAACGGTCCGCATTCGTTCCCGCTCCGTAACGGGTCGATGGGAGTAGCGGGGGAAGCCGGACCGGAGGCGATCATGCCTCTAGTTCGTGCGAACGGAAGGTTAGCCGTCGAGTCAAACATGGGCCCGCTCACACTCAAGCGAGGCGCGAACGGAAGACTGGGCGTGCAAGCTTTCGCGGACGGCGGCATATTCCCGGGACGTGACGCGGAGGCCGACGTCGTGCAACCGACAAGCGGAGGACGGTCGTTTGTGGGAGGATCGCCTAGCGGCGCGAAGAGTATTCAAAACGTAACGCTCAACGTACGGAGCACGAGTCCTAACGATTTCAAGAAATCGACTAACCAGATCGCGCGTGACATAAAACGCGTAACGCGGGGGAAATGATGTCATTCATAAACGAGGTTTTACCGGATACGTTCGCGCAGGGCTCAAGCTTCGGACGCGGCTTTGATACGAAGATAGTATCCCTGGACAATCGAGCGGAGTATCGACTCCCGCGAAACGCAACCGGCCAGCGACGCTACACGATCAACCTAAACGTCTGGGGTACGGATGAGCTCTATGAGCTGTATAAGTTCTACGTAGCTGTAGCGCGCGGCTCGCTAAACTCGTTTTTAATGAAAGACTGGTTTGACTACGCATCGACTACGAGCGGAACACTTGTCTATCAATCTACAACCGCGTTCGATCAGCCTACGGAGCAACGAGATACGACGGAATGGCACATCCGAAAGGCGTATACGTTCGGAGGTGAGCAGCTTCTTCAGGCCGTCCCGCATATCGTACCGGACTCCGTGAAGGTTTCGATCAACGGGACGGAGTACGGGCCCGGCACGTACTACGTCGTCGACGACCTAGCCGGTGTTATCTTCACGTCCGTTCCTCCGGGAGAGACGAGCGTAGCTAGCGTCCGCTGCGGCTATGAGCATTACGTACGCGTACGCTTCGAGACGGACGTAGACCAGTTGTTCCAGATAGCTATTCACGGAACGGATACCGCGGAGCTTCCTAACGTGTCGTTGATCGAAGACCTAACGGACTACGATTGGTCGCAAGATTGGCCGATGGGCGGAGCGCGCGAGCAGACGTTGACCGCGATCAACCGGCCGCGCCTTAGCCAGCTTTACGGGAGGCTTTGGTATTGCACACCGACCGGCTCCGGGCAGGGCGTCGAGTTACCGTCGTTGACGACTCCGACGGCGAAGGCCGGCGGACCGCATTTCATGGTCTTCAACGCCTCCGTTTCGTTCTCGATGAACATCTATAACGACGGCGGAACGATCGTCAAAACGATCCTACCGGACTCCGGTTGCGAGCTTTGGATAGCGAATCATCCATCCGCCGGACTAACCTGGGTTTGTGCGTCATGAGCAATCGACCAAAACAGTACTACGGCGGCGCGTGGCAAGCTCCAGCTATGCTTGACGGAGACGAGCTTCTAGTTCCAAGCAACGGGCTAGAGGATCTTAAACGCGTGGTATGGCCACGCGTTATCCAAGTCTACGTATCAGAGGGACCTTCCGCGAATCTTGCTCGCCTTCGTTTACCGGACGCACGCGAGCTATTGAAAGGAGCCCCGCAGATAGTCCTGCTCGTCGACGGGGATCCCGGCGCTAACGGCTTCGAGATTCGAACCCACAACGTTGACCGCGTTTGGCAATGGCCATCCTCCGGCTTCTATCCGATGTTCATTTGCATCGGATTAGCTAACAACGAAACGGAGGGCGGGAAATGGGCAATATGCCGAAAGTCATACGAGCTGCCTCCAGTATCTCCGTCGGCTTCGATCGTGTCGTTCGGTAACGACGGAGATCTGTCTATCCGTGTCAATCGCTACGATATCCAACTCAACACGTGGACACTCGAGGCGACGACAACGATCGGACCCGACCCTATAAGCGCGCGTTTCGGAGGCGCCTCATGGGAAGAAGGCTTCGCGTTATTATCCACTGAGTATGAAGGTCTGGCAAAGTACGAGTTCCTAACGACGTCTATCCTATCTACCGCGCAGGTGTTTGAGCAGTACGGGACACCCATGACGCGGGTTTCCAAGATATCGGGAGATATAGTCCACTTCTGCTTCGGATCTAACTTCTTAGCGGGCTCATATGGAAACATAATTCAGCGTTATTTTTACGGAACGAATACGTGGACCACGGTACCGACGCCGGGATGGATCGACTGGGAAGGAGCAGAGGCCGCGTCTTGTACCACTCGAGGCCCGCGCGGGTGCTTAGTACTTGGGCACGTTCACACGCCGCCGCCTGCGTACTCCGCTTTTACGTCTTTCTTTTTTACGTTAAGCGAGACGGATACGAGCTACAAAATAGCGGAGCCTACGGAAGGTAAGCCGGTGCAGACCTCGTCGATCGTCCAAGTCGCGGGAGTCTTCCACCTCATGGGAGGTTATAGCTACGACGCCGGAACTATGGCGAATAAGATAAACGACTTTCATAAGTCGATCGATCTATCGCTAGGCGAGGTATGGTTAGTGCGGGCGGCTCTACCGGTTACGCTTGCGTCTCACGGAGCGCAGGGCGTGAACCTTCAAGGCGGGAGCCCTGACACTCCTACCGACGTGATATTCAGCATGGGCCGCACGGGACTCACCGCAACGAACAACGATGTCACGTACCGCTATAACGAGACTACGCAGACGTATACGGTACTTCGCACGGATGACTGGAGCCTTCAACGGAACGTGACGGGCCTATGGACGAACCTAACAAACTAACCCACCGATTCCTAAGGGCGGGTGAAGACACAGGCGACCTTTTCGTAGAGAGGCTTTGCGGACTAATCCCGGAAGGCTCCGACGAGATCCAGCTTGAGTATTTCATCGTCCGACAAAACTCCTACGGTACGGTCTACGGAGCTCTTCGCCAGCTCAAGCTTGAGCTTCGCGCTAGGCTGTCAGCGCTTCGTGATTTACGAACGGCCCACCAAAAGGCCGTGTGGGAGCTCCAGGATAGGGAACGCGCCTTATCCTCGTTCCGCGCATGGTTTTGGAGCCTCCGTCGAAGGACAGCCGCTCAAATGGAGTTCAACGATCTTGTTTTATCGATCGAGGCGATCGCTGAGAAGGGCGCGACCGTTCGTCGCGAATACGACTTTCTCCTAGAGATAGCCAAGGCCGAGCGGGATAAGCTCGGGAGAGTCACTCCCGAAAAGATACGAGAGCTTCAACGCGAGTTTTGGATCCGAAAGCTCGCGGCGTCGAACGTAGCTAGCGACGTCGTGCAGGTACTCCCGGAAGACATGCGCGAGGCTATAAACGAAGTTAGGTACCCACAAGAGAGGAAGGCGCTGCAGTGAGCTCAGAACTAGCCGAGTCGATCAAGTGGGAAACTACGAACTCGCGTCAGCACTTTCACGCGCACTGCTGGAAGCTATCCCTTCAGTTCGACGGCAAAACGTTCTTTTGGACGGACTACCAGCACTCGCTTACGCTATGGGACGGCGTCACGTATACGAAACAGGAGGGAGGTGACAGCTCCGCTCGAGAGGCCCTCGCCACACTTGAGCCTGCGAACAAGACGCTGAAGGGATTCGCGAAGATCGACCTAGGCGCGGCGCTTACGAGCACGGAGATCAGAAACGGCGCGCTAGTCGGAGCGTATCTTGACGAATATGTCGTAGACTATAGAACGCCATGGTTAGCACCTGTCGACTTTGTTCGGTATTTCGTAAAGTCCGCCACGTACGACGCGTCACTGTGGCAACTTGAATGCGAAGGCCTTACGTACGTCTTCGAAGATCAGATAGGCGAGTACTGGGGGCCGTTTTGCCGCGCTGAGTTATTCTCGCAAGGGCTTCGAAAGTGCAACTTGAATCAATCCGCGTATACGACGTTTTCAGCGGTTGACGCCGTATACACCGGATCGACGAATCGTGTACAATTTCGATGCAATGCCGTCGGACCACTCACGGACCCAAGCTACGCAAACGATGGAAAAGTCTATTTCCAAACAGGCGCGAACGTTGGGCGGTGGGGGATCGTCAAGCAATGGGACATCTTCAGCCCGGGCATTGCCCTGTGCTCCCTCCAACAGCCCTTGCCTTACCCTATCGCAATCGGAGATTCGATCATTGTCTATCCCGGATGCGATAAGACTATATCGACCTGCGCTTCGAAGTTCGGGAACTCTATCAACTTCCAGGGCGAGCCCTATATCCCGGGCGGAGACGCAGCGCGTCGCGGTATCTCCACTCGCTTTTAGGATCCTCGCGTCAGCTAGGTCGTTCCTTGGGAAACGATTTGCAATCGGATCCCGGGCTCAACTTACGACGGATTGCGGCGGTCTCTTGATCGACGTCGCTAAAGATTGCGGACTTCATTGGAAAGACCTCGGTCGCGAGTATACGGTTTTAAGCTGCGGCGGACTTTCGCTTTACGTGCATCTCCGAGACTGCATGAACGAAGTTCCCGTGGAAGACCTAACTCCGGGCGACGTGCTTCTTTTATCGATTCGAAACGTCGAATATCCGCAGCACTTGGCCATATTTTGCGGACGCACGATCGTGCACTCGAACCCGTCGCTTGCTCGTCGCGCGGTAGTCGAAGAGCCGTTCACGGAGCTTTGGATAAAGCGAGTATTCGCCGTTTTTCGTTTTCGTACGGAAGATGAGCCCGCGAATCATACGGAAGACCTTCATGGGAAAGTGACGTGCGAGCAGTGCGTCCGCGAGAACCCGGTACAATGGCCGCTAGGGCAAGCGTTGTGTCGCGCGTGCGCGAAGACCTACGCGGATAACGGAGGAGTTTAGAAATGGCTACCTTAGTTTTTGGTGCAATAGGAACGGCCATAGCCCCCGGATACGGGACGGTTATCGGCGGCGTTATCGGGATGGGCGTCGATTATCTAGGCGGCCGGCTCATTGCTCGCGCTCTTGCTCCGGGGCCGCCGGCGCCCATGCGTGTTCGCGTAAAAGGAGCCGACGCCGGCGAAGAGGCTCCGGTATACTACGGACAGTACATGCGCGTTCCCGGTCAAGTGATTTGGTCCGGCCGCGTCATATCGCAAGAGGTTACCGGCGAGTCCAAAGGGAAGACGCCCGGGACTGTGTCCTACAAATACGTGATGGATATAGCGGTAGCGTTCGGACGCGCTCCGGTCCAAGACATTGCCGTTATTTACGCGAACGGAGATAAGATCTATTCGAATTATCCGGCCGCGGACGAAGGGGATCAAGACTTCCCCGTCGCGTTCATCGTCTCGCACTTGTGGACTTACAAGGCCGAGACACTTCGCGTGATATCGTTCTTTGTTCGGTGGGTCGACTACGCCGGTTACAACGTAAGCGCCGGGACTGACTACACGATAACCGGACCAACTCCACAAAACGAAGGCGTGATGCGGCGCGGAGCTCAGTACCTCACGCCTCCCGTGTCATACGACCCGTCAGTCTATACCGTCCTGAATATGATCCGTTGCCACATCCGCCCGGGAATCCCTCCGTGCGACCCAGGGATCGACGTAGCGGACCCAGCCGGCACGTGGACGTTTACGCAGGCTAGCTCCGCGTTGGATTGGTCAGAGCAGTACCTCGAAGGGCCTCCGGAGAAACACCTAGGCACTGAAGACCAGCCGACTTCGGCGATTCTATCAGACGTATGGACGGGCAACCCCTCATGGCCCGCGCTGCCGGCTTATCGATCGACGGCTTACGCCGTCCTGCGTAACTTCAATATCACGAAGTTCGGCGGGCAGTTTCCTCAATTTGAAGCGATCGTAAAGATCAACGACTCAGCTCCTACGGTTGGATCCGTTATCCGATCGATCGCGGCTCGCTCCGTAACGAACGTAGGTGTCGAAGTAAACACCGACGACGTCGAAGATATCACGATGTCGGGCATGATCGTCTTAGGGGCCGTCCCTATAAAAGACACACTTCGGCAGATTATGGAGTTCTACTTCCTTGACGCTATCGAGACGTTCCGTCTCGATGAGGCGTCGGAGCAGGTTTTCCCTCAAATAAAGTTTGTGAAGAGGAAGGACGTAGGAGCTCGTTCCGTTCCGTTCCGAGACATCGGCGCGGCGGAGCTTGGAACTTCGGTATTCGACAGACAGGAGATCACCGTAGCTGATAGACGTACCATCCCGACTAGCCTCTCCGTTGACTTCCTAGATCTCTCTCACGCGTACCAGCCCGGGTCGTTTGCGTACTCCGTTAGACCCGGAGGCGTCGTGTCCGATACGTCGACAAAGGTGTCATTCGACCTAGCACTATCGCCAACACAGGCGCAGATCCTAGCTCGCACGATCCTGTGGAACTCAATCGTTATCCATGACCAGATCAAGTTCACGCTGCCTATGTCGTATCTTCACGTGCAGCCCGGCGACCACGTGCAATGGCCCTTGCCTGGAGAAGACCCTGAGAACGTATACTGTCGAGTAAACAAGACAAGCCGTGGCCAAAATGGAGTGATCGAAGTCGAAGCTATGATCGACGATACGCGGTCGTACGCGCAATCGTTCCCGATGGGCTACTCGAGCGGACCGCCGCCTAGCCTAGGATCGCCCTCGGAGCCCGGTTTCACGTTGATGTTTATCTTCGACACGCCCGCCGTTATTGATACGGAGGCGACTTCGTTCGGGCTTTACATCTTCAACGCTATTACGCCGCAAAGCGAGATAGACCCTGCTACGCCGTACGCCGTATCAGCAACGGAGACAAGGCCGACGACGATCTACAAATCGATCGACGGAGGCCTTTCGTTCCAAGTCGTCGGCACGCAGACGAGCGTCGGAGTTTTTGGCTTCGCGGAAAATGCTCTAGGAGCTGCTAGTGACATCGCACTTGATACGTTCAACTATATAGACGTCGAACTAGCTAGCTCGAACATGTCTCTATCGTCGGCCTCCGCCGAAGCCGTATCGTCCGGACTTCGGAACAACGCGGTACTAGGTGACGAGTACATCGGGTTTATTGACGTTGAGTATCTCGGAGGAAGGCGCTACCGCCTAACGAACCTAGTACGCGGCCGAAGAGATACGATCGAAAAAGCCACGCTTCACACGACGGCAGAGATCTTCGTCTTGATCGGCGTAGGCTTCCCTTTACCGTTCTCGCCTCTCATGAACTCGGATCTAAACAGGCCCGTGCTACTTTTAGGCGTTCCGTCGGGAGCCGACCCAGTCGGCGTTGCCGACTACAACGCTATCGAGTTCACTCCGAAAGGCGAGACGCTTCGCCCGTTTATCCCGCGGTCAAGGTGGCTTACACGTTGTCCGGATCAGTCGATCCGTCTTTATTTCAAATGGCGGACGCGCTATCCGTTTCGGCTCGGTAGCGGAGTCTATCCGCCAAGGGTCGATCAAACGCATTGCTTCTCGGTTGAGATCTACTGGATGGATCCAGCTGCGGCGGGCGGGTATGAGTTCGTTCGAAAAACTACGTGCGAGTTCGAGAACGATGACGAGTATTTCATCGACTATCCGTGCTGCGAACAAGCGGAAGACTTTCACAATACCGGACGAATACTCGACGGTAGCTATCCGGTAAAGCTTGGATTCGAGCTTTACAAAGAATCCGCGACCTTAGGAAGCGGACGCCGCGGCCTTATCGAGATCGACGGAGTCGGGCCGCTTATCAAGTTCTTTTAGGAGACATCTATGCCTGATAATGATCCATTCTTTCAAAGCACCTACGCGACGGAAGGGACGTCGCGTCTCGACTTGATCGTAAACGAACACGCCGCGCGTGTTTACGCTTCGCTCGGAGCGCTAAAGGGCGTAGACGTCAACGATCCACCTCCTGGGTCGCCTTATCCCGACGACTACGACGCGTACCTAATAGGGCCGGCGCCTACGGGGGCGTGGGTAGCGGCCCCCGGTTATATAGCCGTCTGGCTTAACGGGTGGAAATACCTCGAGCCGAAAGACGGCATGCGTCTTCTCGTCGCCGACGACGTCAACCCCGGCGGGGTAGGCCGCTACATTGAATACAGTCAGAATGGATGGTCAAGTCTCGGAGGAGAACAGACTATCGTGCCGGTGAATGTTTCCGGAACGTGGACGGTGCGATGGGATCACAAGTACGGCTCGCTGGCTACCGTGATCCTTGATCAGGCTACCGTCGTATTCGATCGGCCGACAAACGTTCGATACGGTCGACCCTTCGCGCTTCAAGTCAAGCAAGACATCACGGGCAGCCGGCTTATCCAGCTCAAGCCCTCGGAGTGGCTCGTTCCGACGTCGCTAACGCAGCCGACGACGACGCCGCTTTCGACAACGATCTACACGTTCATTTGGACCGGGCCCGGAGTGCAGGGGCCGGCTCTCGTAAACGTCGCGCTAAATCTCGTATCTAGCTAGCGATGTATCGTTCGTAGCGGTAACCGTGCGAGTAGCAGATAGCTTGAGCGGCCTGCTCGTTTAGCTGGGTCTTCAGTGGACACGATTCGCGAGTCCCCTGCACGTAGACGCGATCTACGGGGATCGGGGCGTCGATACCCGCGATAGCTTTCGGACGAGCGACGCGAAGCGGCTCGCGTATCGTGCGAAAGTGACCGGACCTTATAGGCAATCCGTCTTTTAGACAGTTCTGTCCTGAGACTACCGCGTACCGAAGCACCGACACGAACCGACGCACGCCTTGAACAAGCGTCGGGAACTTAGGACTAGCGAGGACCATGTTTTTGTTGACGTCTAGGACGGAGCTCCGCGCCTCGAATAGTCGATCGAACGCCGGGTTCCACGTCGCGCCGTTCGTTTCGACGTGCACGATAAAGCCCTCCGAGTTCAAGGCCTCTATAAGCGCAGAGACGGGCTGCCTAAGAGGCTCACCTCCTCCAAAGCCAACATGTCGAGTCAAGCCTCCGTAGGTTGCCTTTCGAATCTTCTCGAGCAAGGCCTGCAGCGTAAGAGTCGACGCCGGAGCGAGGTTGCCATCGCAGTAGTGGCATTGAAGATTGCAACCGGCGAAGTCGACTTGTACGAAGGGAAGACCGAACGCCGGTCCGAAAGTTTGCGTCCGCGCAGCGACGCTTACGATCTCGTACGTTCCGCTGTGCGCGGTTATGACGGGGGAGATTGGATGCACTCTGTAGCTATACGCGCAAGCTTGCGGGCACGTTCCGCCGTGGTAAGCTAGGCTCGTCGCAATCGTGGGAGCGTGCCGCATAGTGCGGTTTCGTTTCGAGACTCATGACTTCATAAGGGACGAGAACGACTTAGACGGCGCCTCTCTACCTCGCGGGGAAGGGCGCCGTCTTTTTGTGCGCCGGACGCGAGAGCCCTAGCGCTTCCGTATAGGATTTGCTAAAAACAAAGCAAGAAAAGCCGCCAGGCTTGTGACTTGAGAGGCGGATCGTCGAGAAGTTAAGGGCTCGACGGTCCGTCTTTTTCTTTTATAGTCGATCGTATAAGACGGCTTCGCGTGATCTTCTCACTTGTGATCTTTTGACGGACGGCCTAGGGTTGCTTCACAAACGAGAGTCGGTGCACCTTAACGCGCTGGCCTTCCAGAAACTCGAAGCCAACTCCCTCCCGGGCCGCCAAAAGAAAGCGGCTAGGTAAAGCATCCTAGGGGGCGCTTCGACAAGCCTAGTTACGTGGGCCGTTAGCGTTAAGGCGTCTCTCTGTTTGCGGCCCGCTTGGCGGCGACAGGAGGCCTCTCCGTGGAAACGCGAAGAGGTAGACAAGAGTAAGCCGGCAAACTGGCGCGCGAATAAGATCCGCGCCGTTCTCCGGCGACAAGAGGCACGGCCAGCACCCTACCGCGCCCCGATTCGAGGTAACGCCTCGAACGCGCTCCACTCAACAGGAAGCGCCGGGAACCTACTCGCCCGGAAAATGACGAGATGTTGAGTGCGACGACGAAGTGAAGATTCACGAGTTCAGAGCATCCTTGCTAGGGTGCTCTGTGCCTAGAATCCGTCTAGCAGGCAAAGGCAGCCTCTTTAGCCCTTTAGCTGAAGAGCTCTCGTCCTCTATTCGGAGGGTTCGTCTCGGCGCTTCGCGCCTCGCCGACTCCTCCGAAGCGCACGGGCGCGCTTCGCTTGCCCGCGGCGCTATCATTATTCGGCTCGCTTGTTTCACGCGTATAGCTCAAGCGAGATGGGAAAAGCGAAGAAGCCGAAAGCCGAGGCCGGCGATTTGCTAACAGGCCTCTCGAAGCGGGAGCCTTTGCGCACGGAGAACCCGACAAGCCGCCCGGAAGTGATGAGGCTTCTCGAAGAGCTAAAAGCGCTCGATAGCACGGCCCTGCAGCAAGTCGCTTCCACGGCGTCGGCTTTGCTTAGCGCTTCAGCGAATCGAGCGGAGGCCTCCGGGGCGTTATGGTACGCGACGATCCAAGATAGGTTGCAAAGTCACGGTGTCATCGTTCCTCCCTACGGAGTTACGAACAACGGACCACTAGCCTCCGCGTGGAAACGAGGAACGCGAGCGATGCAAGCTTACGCAGACGATCTTCAACCGAAGACCGCACGAGACGCGGCGCGCGTTCGTTCGCTCCTTACTTCCCAGCTCATTGACTGGCTTCGGTATACGAAGTGCCCTCTAAGCCTAAAGGCCTTGATTCAAAACATGCCAAACATCGGAACAGCTATGGCTCACTCCTTTCCGGGCTATCGAGAGAACGGACTCTTACGCATGCTTCTCAGCGAAGGGCTCGAAGAGTGGAACTAGAGCGAGGGATACAAGAGCACTTGATCGCGATCGCGGCGTTCGACGAAAAGAACGGAGCGGTAGCTTGCGCTCTTGTTCCCGTCGAAGAGTTCGGCCTCTTTTACCGACAAGTTTTCAAGGTCGTTTCGGAGTTCAGGACTCAATACAAGCGCGTTATCGGGGAGCATTTACTAGACGAAGTCGACCATCTATGCGAGCTTCACCCGAAAGACGCCGACCTTTATAAAGGGATCTTCGCTTCGGTCTATTCGCTAAAGGATACAGCAAACGTTGAGTACGTGATGCGCCGCGCAGGCGACTTCGTATCCTATCGACGGACGAAAAAAGCAATCGAGCACTCGATCGACCTTATCGGCGAGAACTCTCCGGAGTCCGTAGGGAAGGTCCACTCCGTTTGGCATCACGCCATGAAGGAGTCTTACGGCGTACGTGATAGTGGACTGCTCCTATCAAATAAGCGACGACTTCTAGGCTTCCTCGATTCTCCGGACGACATGGCGATCCCTACGGGAATCGCCCAACTCGACGCGGCGCGGGGATACCCTAAGAAGAAAGCGCTGCACATGTTGCTAGCGAACTACGGGAAGGGTAAATCGTTTTGGCTTATCCATATGCTAAAACAGTGCGTCGTAAATCGACGACGGTGTTACTACATTTCGCTCGAGATGTCGGAGGAGGAGGTATGCGAGCGTCTCGTTTGTTCCGTGTTCGGTTACAGCGCACGCCGGCAAACTCACAAGTACTTCAGGATCGACAAGACAACCGACGGCAAAGTTCTAGATCTCGAAGCGATGAAAGTAGATGCGCCAGGATACCTGCATCCGGAGGATCAGGCTGAGCTGTATAAGCTCGTCGAGATCTTCGAGCGGCGTCCGCCGTGCGTGATCAAAGCGTACCCTTCGAACCGATTCACTATGGACATGCTACGCGCTGACCTTGACATCCTTGAATCGCAGGAAGGTTTCGTACCGGACGCTGTGATCGCCGACTACCTGAAGATCTTCAAAGTCGATGATGCTAAGGACGCGACGAACGAACTCGGCCGGATAACGGTAGACTTTCGGGGCGAGGCGCAAGATAGAAACTACGCTGCTCTCTCCGTCGGCCAGCTCAATCGCACAGGAGAAGACGAAGAGATTGCGACGGGTAAGAATATCGGGATCGCGTACTCGCAATGCCAAGACGCCGACGTGATCTTAACGTACAATCAGACGAAAGCGGAAAAGAACCTAGGCGTAGCTCGAATGTGGGTCGACAAGGTCCGCGGAGGAGACTCGAATATCTTGTTACTCCTTACGCAAAACTACGGACGCGCTCAATTTTGTTTAGACTCCGCTCGTATGAGTGATTACTCCACGAAGGACCTTATAAAGGGACTAGAGCATGTCTAACTGGTGGCGAAAGAAGAAGGTCGAAGAGATCGATAAGTGCGAGCTTAGGGACTTCTACCTTGATAAAGGGATCCGAGACTCTTCAAGGTGGAAGCGCGCGTCGTCGAATAAGATCGACGAGTGGATAACGAAGAACGTCGGAGAGCTTCCAAAGATGACGTACGGCATGCTGGATCACCAGCGGCGTTGCTATTGCCTAGGGTTGATCTATCCGCGCTTTTACATGCAGCTCGACATGGGAACGGGGAAGACGAAGCTAGCGATCGACCTCTTCAATACCCGATGGGAGCGCGAACAAGTCGAGCGCATGCTGGTACTCGTCCCGGGCAAACTCAACCTTGATCAATGGCGCGAGCAAGTAGCGGAGCACTCTCCTTCGCTCCGCGTGATTCTTGGTAACCGGGGAACGAAGCGACTCATTCAAGATGTGGCCGAGCGAGATTTCGACGTAGTCGTCATGACGTATCAGGCGCTTCTCTCCGTTTACCGTGACGCTAAAAGAGCGAGAGCATTTGTTCGAAACTTCGACTTTCTAGTTCCGGACGAGTCTTCGATTTACAAGAATCACGGTGGCGCCATGTTCGGGATGATGCGAAAACTTCGAAAGGAGTTTCACTACATCCTGAATCTAAGCGGGACGCCTTTCTCCAAGGACCCGATCGGGCTTTGGGCCCAGTTCTATATACTCGACGGCGGCGACTTATTAGGGTCTTCGATCTCGGAGTACCGTCGAAGGTTCTTTCACGAAAAGACGTTTAAGAAGTGGACGAAATGGGAGATCATACCTGACAAGATAGCGCTGCTTAATCGCGTGATTCATCACTTAGCCATTCGCTACGCCGTCGACGATTGCCTAGACCTTGACCCGGCGCTCCGTCGCGAAGTCTCCGTACCGATGACGCCGGAGCAGTTGGAGTTTTGGGCCGACATCCAACAACGCAAAGCCCTGTGCGTAGCGTTTGACGAGTCCGTAGCTTGGACGGCACACGAAGAGCGAATGTGCTCTTCAGGGTTCAAGATTCTCGAAGACGGAACGGCGATCCCGTTTGAAAAGAACCCTAAGCTCGAAGCACTTTGCGATCTTATCGACGAGATCGAAAAGGTCATGGGCGAAGACGAGTCCGTTATAATCGTCCATCACTACGTCGTTACCGGAAACATGATCGTAGACGCGCTCAAACGCGAGAAGGTAAAGGTCGCGCAGGTGAACGGCAAGCTTTCGGACTCTGCCAAGTCGAAGGCGATTGCGGATTTCAAAGCGAAGCGCGCACGCGTACTTGTCGCAAACTCGGCCGCGGCCTACGGACTTAACCTGCAGGACGTTTGTAGGTCTATGATTTTCTTCGAGCCTCTTGATAACGCCGAGCACAGAGAGCAGATAGAGCGTCGTATATGGCGACAAGGGCAAACGAAGAAAGTCTATTACTTTGATTTAACGCTTCGCGCCTCGAGCGATGACAAAGCCCTGGCGCGTCTTCAGACGAAAAAGAACTTGATCCGCCGGGTAGTCGACGGCAAGGGAGCCAAGCGATCCGGAGTCGTGCGTATAGATAGGGAGCAAACGTGAAGAAAGTCGAACTCATAAAAGGGACGGAACGTTTCCGCGTACGATGCACGATCGAGAAGAAGGTCGTTCTTGAGAACGTGTCTGAAGACGAGATCGCTAGGTACTTCGAGGGGATAGCTCTAGATCGTGCAAGAACTAGCGCCGCTCTTCTATGCGCGGAGGCTCGCCGGGAAGAAAGCCACTAGTGTTCACTTGGCCAAACTTTTGTGAAAATAACGGGATCGCCGTCGACACAACCCAGCACCACGCCAACGTATTCATCGACTGTCCGTTTTGCTCCGACGGCTCCGGTAAACAGCACATGGGGCTGTCGCTCAACTCAACTAAATGGGGATGCTGGAAGGGACACGGCGGTTCGTCGCCGACGAAGCTGATACAGGCCCTGCTTCGGTGTTCGTGGAGCGAGGCGAAGGCCCTAGCCGGCCAAAGCAACTACGGTGATAGCGAGCTAGACGCGATGCGTCGCAAGCTAGCTGGGCCGCTTACTTCCGTCGATACGTCGCGCGGACTCGAGCCCTTCGCTATGCCGGAGGAGGTCTTCGCGCTCGACTCCGGTAAGCGGTCGGAGCCGTTCCTCGCGTACTTGAAACGAAGAGGTATTGACCTTGCCACGGCTAAGCGCTTCCGGCTTCACGGCTCCTATGCTGGCGAGTATCGCTACCGCGTAGTCGTTCCGTTTTATGCGGAAGGGACGCTCGTCGGAGCGTCCGGCCGTCATATAGGAACGAACACCCTGCGCTACTACACGCAGCCGGCCGGAGTTACGAACCGCGTCTTGTTCAACGAAGACGGAGCTCGCGACATGCGAGGGGACGTCCTTTGTCTCGTCGAAGGTCCGTTCGATACCATGCGACTCGACTCGATATTCGAAGAGGAGGACCTTCCGTGTTCCGCCGTCGGCCTGCTTGGCCTCATTCTCACGCCCGCAAAGCGATCCGTTCTCGTCGCCATCGCTCGCCGTTACCGCACCCTTGCGATCATGACGGACCGAAAAGCGGAGGCCCAGGCGCTTCGGTTTCTCGAGCAGGTTGGATCGTGCACGCGCTCGCGAGTGGTCATCATGCCTGACGACGTCAAAGACCCGGGCGAGATGACACGTCGGCAAGTCCTACTTACGGTAGCGCGCGCTTCTATATAGGGACGGCTATCTATAGCGCACGGGCCGCGTTTGTTTATATGATTTACTATTGCGATCCGGTTCGAAGTCAGGCAAGCTTCGGAAAGCCGCCAACTTTTCCAGCGTTGATTGCGCGAAAGGCTACCGCCGGAATAGCGAACGCTATCTAATGAGCTCCCCATGAAGTCGCAAACTGAAGACCTTACAAAGATCGCGTTCGACGGATCATCCTATCTCGGATGGGCCAAGACGTTCATACGGTCCCGCATGTTTCTATTCGAAGCGCACATCGACGCTGAAGACATTGAACAAGAGCTCGCGTTTTTGTTCGTGAA